CTTTGGATGAAGAATCTGAATCTGGTGATGATGAACCAGAAACTAAAACTGTGGATTCCTTGAGCAACTCCATCAAGGATCTCATCAATAATGATGCTCAAGAAAATGTTTATGTTGAAATCCCCAAAGTAAATTTGGATACGGTGATCAAATCAAATTCCACAATTCATGATTATATTGGTGAATGTTGGAAAGTTTATGCCACCGACGATTACCAATACTTCAGGTGGATTGATAATGACTATAGCAAGTTTAAAAAGTCTGCACAGAAGGAAGTCAACTATCTGGTAAAAGAGTTTGAGTGCCGCAAAGCAGCAGATTCCTATGCTCGTGCTTCTACTTCACGTACTGGTGTTCTTGATTGTACCAAACTTCATACCTACAAATATAACGAAGATCTCTTTAAGAAAGTTACTACCTTTGCTGATGGTAAAAATCATGGATTGATCTTTATCATCGATTGGTCTGGATCTATGAGTCAAGTTATGATGGATACCATTAAGCAACTTTACAACATCATTTGGTTCTGCAGAAAAGTCAATATTCCTTTTGATGTTTATGCTTTTACATCTGATTGGAACACCTTTCACAGTCATGAACTTACTCCTGAGCATTATGTCAAGAAGGAAGGTCTGATGTGTGTTCATCGTGATTTTTCTCTTCTGCATTTGTTCACTAGCAGTTTGAAGAGTAGTGCTATTGATATTCAAATGCGTAACATTTATCGTATTGCCAATACCTTTAAAAATTATCCAATGTATAACTGCCCTCCTGGAATGCAACTGTCAGGAACTCCTTTGAATGAGGCATTGGTTTCTCTTCATCAAATCATCCCACAATTTAAAGTTAAGAACTCTGTGCAGAAAGTTCAATGTGTAATTCTTACTGATGGTGAAGCAGCACCACTTCCTTTCCATGTTGAAGTTCGTCGCTATGAAGATGGAGATGTTCTTATTGGAAACCGACGAGTCAAGACTGCTTTTCTTCGCAATCGCAAAACTGGAATCACTCGTAAAATTGAAATGGATAGTTACTATGCATACAATCAATTTACGGATGTCCTTTTGCGTGATCTGCGAGACACCTTCACTGATGTTAACTTCATTGGTATTCGTGTTCTTGCTCCCAGGGATGCTGCAAACTTCATTCGCTTGAATACATCTAATGATAGTTATTTTGATGTTATGGATGTCTGGAAAAAAGAACGTAGTTTCTCTCTTGATGAAACTGGATATCATCGTTACTTTGGGATGAGTTCTGCTGCACTTTCATCTGAAACCGACTTTGTTGTGAGTAATGACGCTACTAAGTCTGCTATTCGAAATGCATTTAAAAAATCTTTGAAAAGTAAAAAGATGAACAAGAAATTTTTGAATGAGTTTATTAAACTTGTTGCATAGCATAAATAATTAAAAACTTGTTGCGATTATGGACTCTAAGCAAATAAGAAATTTAACTGAGGCGTATGCTGAGATGTATGCGCCTCAAGAAACTGATTGGCAAGAGGTGTATGATAATCTCTTAAATATGTGTATGCTTGATGAAGACTTTGAAAGTGACACTGAAAGGGAAGACTTTGTAGAGTGGATTATTGCTGAAGGTCGTGAAGAAGAGTTTGTAGAAGCGATCTTTGAGGACTATGGTATTGACTTAGAAACTCTTAATGAAGAACTTCTTGATGAAAGAGTTGGAGCATTGCTTAAAGGTGGAAGGTTTGTCATCAATGCTCTGAGTAGAGCAGGTAGAGGTAAAGCAGGACTTAAACTGGGAACTGCTTTGGGTAAAAAAGCAGAAACTGTTGTTAGAGGCGCACCAGCGTCATCTTCAATTAGAGCAGCAAGAGCAGCAAGAACGCCATATACTCCACCAACTGCTGGTCGTCCATTAGCAGCACAACAACTTAGGAAGTCTGCTGATGTTTCTGGAGCAACCAGACAACTTCCTGGAGGTGGTGGAACTTCTGCAGGATCTGTAAGAGCAACAACTCAGCGTGGAACAACTCGCCACAATCAGGCGATGGGTCAAGTTAATACATTTGTGTCGGGACTAAAGAGAATGTTCCGTCAGAGTGCTGCTCAAGGTAAACTTGAAAGGGCAGCAAGAGGAACTACTGGAACTGGTGTAAGAACTGGAACTACAACACCTATTAGAGGTCAACTTCCTTCTTCTACAACTGGAACTAAAGTCACCACTCCAAAATCAAGTGGTGGACTGATTGGAACGAGAAATGTTCCTGACATCAAGGCAGTATCTCGTAAGTATGGTATGGATGTACCTGCACCAAAACCTGCCTTTGGTCCTGGTGCTGTTGGGGCAGATAAACTTCCCCCACTTCCAAAACCACCTAAGGCTCCAGGAAAAATTACACCCGCATCACCTTCTGCATTAGGTTCTCCAGATCTCAGTGTTCAACGCGCTAGGGTTCGTGTTATTGATCCCAGCGCAAAACGTCAACTTCCTCCAGGATCTGAAAATCTGAACGTTGGAAGAATGGTGAGAAGAGCAGCAGTTGCGACTGCTACTGCAGTTGCTGGTTCTGCTGGAAGTGACGAGAATCGTAGTGGGAGATCTGCAACTCCAGAGGAAGGCGTTGGTACAAGGCCAAGAGTTGCGGAACCATATACTCCACCAAGACCATCAGCATCTACATCACCTGCTGCAACGCCTCCTAAGGCATCTACACCAACTGCTGCAACGCCTCCTAAGGCATCTACACCAACTGCTGCAACGCCTCCTAAGGTAACTGCGCCAACCGTTGTTACAGCGCCTCCTAAAGTGTCTTCTAATCAAACTGGAGACAAGAAGGCGAATGCGAAGACTTGGGCAGACGCTAACCCAAGACTTGCAAAGGTTGCTGCACTTCGTAAGAAGGGTGCTTCTAGAGCAGAAATCAATATGACAATGTATGATAAGGGGACCAAACCCTATGAGGATGCCAAGAAACAACTTGGTAAGTGACAATTTCCAAACTGTCACACGGGGGGTTACACACCCCCCTTTTTCATGTATATTGATTCTGTTGAGACAACTCACAAATTCCAATGCCCCGCAAGATTATGACCGACAACCAAATGATCTCTGATCTCAAGACCACCTACGGTTCTGAAATCACTTCCGCACATATCAAGGCATATTGTGCCATGAACAATGTTTCTTATCCTACGGTTACTCGCCGTCTTGAGAACTTTAAGGTTGGTCATGGTAAGTGGGATCTTGAAGTGACTCAGGAAAAAGTTCAGCAGATTGAGCGTACTTATCATGCTCCTGCTGCTCTGCCTGCAATCGAACAAAACCTTATCCCCGACAAAGATGATACCTTCGTCAAGTTTGGCAACTTTGGTGATATTAAAAAAATTATCCAATCCAATCTCTTTTATCCGACATTTATTACGGGTCTTTCGGGTAATGGTAAAACGTTCTCGGTTGAGCAAGCATGTGCTCAGACTGGTCGTGAACTGATCCGTGTCAACATTACTATTGAGACTGATGAAGATGACCTCATTGGTGGATTCCGTCTTGTCAATGGCGAGACCGTTTGGCACAATGGTCCAGTCATCGAAGCCTTGGAGCGCGGTGCGGTTCTATTGCTTGACGAGATTGACCTGGCTTCCAACAAGATTCTTTGCCTTCAATCGGTCTTGGAAGGAAAAGGTGTCTTCTTGAAGAAGATTGGTAAGTATGTCAAACCTGCTGCTGGTTTCCAAATCTTCGCCACTGCTAACACCAAGGGTAAGGGCAGCGATGATGGTCGCTTTATCGGAACCAACGTCCTCAACGAAGCATTCCTTGAGCGTTTCCCCGTGACCTTTGAGCAGGAGTATCCTACTTCTAAGACCGAGCAGAAGATCCTTGAGGGCGTTGCTTCTAGTCTTGGTGTTGATGACTCTGAGTTCTGTAAGCGTCTGACTGACTGGGCAGACATCATCCGCAAGACCTTCTATGATGGTGGTATTGAGGAAATCATCAGCACCCGTCGTCTGGTCCACATCATCCGTGCCTATGGCATTTTCGGTGACAAGGCAAAAGCGATTCAAGTTTGCGTTAACCGCTTTGATGATGAAACTAAGCAGTCCTTCCTGGAACTGTACGACAAGGTTGATGCTGATTTCCAAATGCCTACTGAAGATCAGCAGAAGGAGTGTCTTGACTCACACAACTTCTCCTGATATAATTGGGGAAGGTTACTATGCCTTCCCCATTTTTATGAGTGAAAACAATTTTATTTTTAACATGACTGACGTAATTCCGAGTTCACCTGCTACTCCTTGGAAGTACAACGAAGAAGCAATTGTAAAAGAACTTCTTGAATACATCCGTGGTACTTATACCCAGCATTATTCTGCTGGTGATCAAAAGATTCAAACGCTTGACTTGATTGAAGCGTGTGGCGATGGTGAGGCATTCTGTCGCAGTAATATTCTTAAATACGCTTCTCGTTACGACAAGAAAGGCACTGCTCGTCGTGACATTATGAAGATCCTTCACTACGCTGTTCTTCTTATGAACTATAATGATAAGAATGCAGTTCGTGAAGATTACCCTAACCGATGAAACTGAGACCTAAAACTATGAAACTGTCTGACAATACTATTGCTATTCTGAAGAACTTTTCTTCCATTAACCAATCACTCCTGTTTCGAGAGGGAAATGTGATTCGTACAATGTCTGTGATGAAGAACATTTTGGCAGAGGCAGTAATTGATGAAGAACTTCCAAAAGAATTTGGTATTTACGAACTCAACCAATTTTTGAATGGTCTCTCTCTGCATCAACCTGCAGAACTTGACTTCTCGAATGATTCCTATGTGGTCATTAAAGATAGTCACAATAACAAAACCAAATATTACTATTCCAATCCTAGTGTGATTGTGAGTCCTCCTGACAAAAACATGGAACTTCCCAGTCAGGACATTTGTTTCCAGTTGGATTCTTCTAAGTTGAATCAGTTGCTGAAGGCATCCTCTGTTTATCAGGTTCCTGACCTTTGTGCAGTTGGTGACGGTCAAGAGATTCGCTTGGTTGTTCGAGACAAGGAGAACAGCACTTCAAACGAGTATGCTATTACCGTTGGAAAAACAGATAAAGTTTTTTCAATGAATTATAAGGTTGTTAACATCAAGATCATTCCTGGTAAGTATGATGTTATTATCTGTAAGAAGGGCATCTCCAAGTTTACCAACACCGATCTCAACATCGTTTACTTCATTGCCCTAGAACCAGATTCTACATTTGAAGAAGACTAATGAACATCTTTGTGACTGATCCAGACCCCATTGTTTGTGCTAAGGTTCTTCCTGATAAGCACATTGTCAAGATGCCTTTAGAATGCTGTCAAATGCTTTCTATCGTAGCGTCAGACAAATGGGGTCATGGATTCGGCACTCTTCCTAAAGCAGATGGTACTCCCTATGCTACAGAGAAGGGTGCCTTTCGCAATCACCCATGCACTAAATGGGCATCTGAATTTGTAATGAATTGGAGGTGGTTGATCACACATGGACTAGCACTGTGTGATGAATACACCCATAGATATGATAAAGTTCATTCTTGTCATCATACTCTCAAGTATGCTAATGAACTTTTTCCATATGCAGATCCTCAAGGGAGATCTGGAAAAGAAACCACACCATTTGCGAGGGCAATGCCTGATGAGTACAAACTTGACACAAGCATTGACACTTTTACTGCTTACAAGATGTATATCGCATCCAAACCTTGGGTTGCATCTAATTATCTTCGTGACGAATCCCGTAAACCAGA